GGTTCACCCAGAACGTGACACCCCAACGGACAGCCTCCAATCCTCCGAAAGCCCCGATTATAGCCAACCAGTCGTTTAATTCCATTCTGTCTATTGTTTATCTGATTATAATACTACTTCAAAGATATGTCTATTTACTTACGTCATTGTTGCAGAATTACTTAAATCCATTGCCACGATATGACAATAAAAAAGAGCCCGATGACAATATTTATTGCCATCAAGCTCCTGGTTACATTGCAAAGATAGTGAAAACTATTCCATATTCAATCCATATTGAAAAAAATAATCAGGAGCAATATTTCGATTATCCGAAGAAATTAAAGAGTCACAATATTAATAGAAAACAAATAGGATTCATGAAATCTACCGGTTGTCTATAAAACCAGATGTTCTTAAGCCTTTATCGGGAAACATCTTTACTTTTTTCCTTTTCCTTTGAACATTTTTCAAGTCACGCACAATGGTGCTGGAAAGTACCTCCGAATAAATCTGTGTGGTCTTTACGGAAGTATGTCCGAGCAGTTTCTGCACAGTGGTAATAGCCACTCCCTGATGAATCAGCAGGGTGGCACAGGTATGACGGCTCACATGGTAGGTTATCCGTTTTTTGATACCACACAATCCGGCCAGCTTTCGAAGCTGCTTATTCACTTCCGAGTTACAAGGCAAAGCGGCAAAACTTCCGATATCCGGATAACGGTCAAGAATGCCCAATGCCCTGCTTTCAAACAGCAGATGTAACGGCAGACGGATTTCCACCCCTGTCTTGACGGATTTGAAGTACAGCCACCGTTTGCCGTTTACTCTAATGAAATTCTCAGGTGTGAGCTGGCAGAAGTCAGAATAGCGCAATCCGGTATAACAGCAGAACAGGAAGGCATCGAGCACATGGCGCATGGACTTCTCTTCCACTTCGACCGTTTCCAGCTTCTTCAGCTCGTCCGGGGTAAGAAACTCATGTCTGCCTTTCTCCTGTTTGATTTTGTACTTTCTGAACGGATAAGCATCCGCGTGCATATATCCCTGGTTGATTGCCTCATTGACCAAGGTACGGAGCTGTCTCATGTGCTTGGCTATCGTATTGACCGCATTGCCCTTTTCTCTCAAGTATTGCTCAAAATCACGAAGGAATGTATAGGTAAGATCCTTGAAGTCCAATCCGGAACGGAAATCATGCAGGACCGCCAGTGTCGAGTGCAGGTTGTCCTTGGTGGACTGCTTCTTGTCCGAATTGTCAATGGCTGATTTGGCGAAAGTGGAGAAGCTGATATTCACGGCACTTTTCTTCTTGACAGCATCCTTCAGTAGTGAGAGTGTGGCAGGTATTCCGCGCTTCCAATACCCCAATTCTATGCCTTGCAGATACAGGATGTATTCATAGAGCATTATGTTGAGTTCGTTAGATTGGGGGTGGTTAATGACTTGTGCCCCCTCACGGCTCCAGCATTCCGGTTTGAGGTAAACATTGGTCTTCAAGTAGATTTTCCTTTGGTTCAAATAGGCTTCAACCTGTACAAGAGCCGTGCCCTGCCTGTTAAGTGTGTTCTGGCGGTTATATACAAGACGGTATCTGATTTTATCCATTTTTCCGCAAAGATGCATCCTCTGTTCCAAGCTGCAAAATTTAGCCAATAAAAAATACACCCCCACTTTCGCAAGTAAAGATGTATAATATCTATAAAAAAATGGTCTGTGAAAAAAAACATTTGTAAAAAAGATGCCATTATTCATCACGAACGATAGCATCTAGACATTTTTATCAGTAAACTCTTTTAGTGATTTAGAATAATGTTTAATTCAATATAGATGCTACAAAGTTATATATAATTTTGTTTTGCCCAAATTATTATGTAGTTGAAGTACGGTATCAAAAAGGCAGGATTCGCCAATCCTGCCCAATTCCATACACAAATCTTTTTATTAATTAAAATACCTCACGGCATTCAAAAATTAATAAATGAAAAAAACATTATTAATTGTCATAGCAAAGCTATAACAAATATTTAAAAAAGAATCATTATATGAAAAAAAGAACAGAATAAACGATATATAGACCAACAAACATTTAAAATAATATTGTAATACAAAAGTCATTGATACAAATCCTTCTGGGAGAACTGATGAATAGTTTGGGGTTATTCCCATTTATGTTTAGAGGGATAATGACAAATAGGAGTTATAATGATTTGATCAAAACTGGCTACTATAAGATACAAGAAAACATGATTGATGGACCTAGCACTTATTGGGGAACACTTGTCGTTTTTAATGACAGTGATCAAATAACACAAGTGTTCTATCCAAACATAGACAGCGCAGAAATATCCACTAGAAAAGGTAATATTAATAATTTTGCAAAGTCAGCGTGGAGAATCATTTCTTTTACATAAAATAAGCCATAGCCCCGACCTGGGAGAACTGTTGGGAAATCCGAAGGGAACAAAATCGTTTTCTTCATGGAGTGAATTTACGGATTTTGTAAATGAAATGCCTATAAAAACAATTCAACCTTTCGTTTCCAATTTCAATGCTTTTGCTGGAGAAGGATCTACGGTAATGTCGTTCAAGGATTGGTTATAAAACAATTAGAAGATGCTGTTTTCATCTTCGGAATAGCAATAGACGGAACATTAATATTTAGAAAAAGGAATTATCCAGACGTTTCAACTTGGGAAGATCCTAAGATAATAATTCACAGTAATAATTGACATAAAATTTACTTCGTAACCGACCTGGGAGAACTGATAGGAGTTGTAAGTGAATCGAAGAATGGATTAATGTCCTCTAATGGATTCATTAGTCGAACAGAAATTATAATTCCTTCCGGTGGAACAATATTAGATGCAATGACTAAAAACATGAAAGATGGTATATATCAAGTTATAGGTATATCAGCTTCAGACCCGATGAAAGATTGGGGTGTATTAATTATTGTAGGTGTTAAATTTGCCATATTTAAACCTCTTAATGTTAGGAACTATTTTATAACTATAACAAGACAAGCCACTACTTCAGATTGGAATACTCCTTATAAATTTATTGGAAATTTATAAATAATTTTACTTGTAGATTCGATCTGGGGGGACTTCTACAGGTTTCTTCAGTTGGAACAATTGATTTAAAGTCTGGTGTTAGTGTAACAATGAATTTGAAAGAAGGAATATATGCGTTTTATGATAATTATGCAATATCCGGCTTCATCCTAACAGTTTCAAGTTCTCTATTCACCAATAGGAGCGTAATTATTGCAGGTGATAAATCACCCTCTTTATCTATTGAGTTTGGTTCAGATGGTGCAACTTTTCAGTCTAATATTAACCGAATGCTTAATTATAGGCTATTAGCGTATTATAAGTGATTTGTCGTATCGGGTGGCACCGGCTTGTACCGGACCACCCGTTTTTTATACCAAAGATACGGTTCGCCAATAATCCCAATTAATCGCCAACAGGCAGAAATTCTTGTTTAAATTCCTACCTGTGTGAGCGTACTAATATCTATATCTACTTTAGTTGCTGAAATGGTATTATTCATCGGTATGCGGTTGGCAAAATATGCTATAGCGTATCCCCATCCACTCACGTAAACATAATAATTGTAATCATTATCTCTATACATTCTTATTGATGACGGTCCAGAATTATGCGTAATACATAACCCATTACCACCGTCATGCATACAGATAATAGAGTAGTCATCAACTACTTCCGAATTACCTTCACCAACAATCTTAACAACCAAATTTAAATTCCTTGTAAAATCAATCCTATATAAGGTTGCAGATCCTATACCTTCTGCCATCCTTATATAGTTTCCATTTTGCAGAAGTCCTCCCAGGTCGGTTACGAAGTAAATTTTATGTCAATTATTACTGTGAATTATTATCTTAGGATCTTCCCAAGTTGAAACGTCTGGATAATTCCTTTTTCTAAATATTAATGTTCCGTCTATTGCTATTCCGAAGATGAAAACAGCATCTTCTAATTGTTTTATAACCAATCCTTGAACGACATTACCGTAGAATCCTTCTCCAGCAAAAGCATTGAAATTGGAAACGAAAGGTTGAATTGTTTTTATAGGCATTTCATTTACAAAATCCGTAAATTCACTCCATGAAGAAAACGATTTTGTTCCCTTCGGATTTCCCAACAGTTCTCCCAGGTCGGGGCTATGGCTTATTTTATGTATCAGCAATGATTCTCC